AAGCGCCGCTGTCCATCGCGAAAACGTGGGGCCGTTTTGAGCGGTTCCCCACAGGCTAAAATAACATATATGGACACATATTCCAAACTGCTGGAGAACATCCAGCGCGACCGCAGCGTAGATGAGAACACGCGCGAGCTAATCTTCACGCTAGCCAAGATTATCGATGAAGAGCGCACGCTCCAGGACATCATCGACCGCGAGGGCATGGTGTACGAGACTCAGGGCGACAAAGGGCAGACCTACATCAAGAGCCGGCCGGAGTACATTGAGTTGCAAAGGCTGCGCGACAAGAAGCGCGCCTACATCAAAGCCGTTGGCATAAGTAGTGCTGAGGCTGAAGATCCCGACTTCGCGTGAGCATCTACAAACCCAACAGCGTCCACCCCATCAACCGCACCCTGTCGGAGATGGCGCGGCGGCACGATGTCATCCACGATGTCGATTGCATCTACCGAAACATCGCCAAAGACTTTTGGTGCATGTTCGAGTGGAAGAACCCTGGTGAGGCCATGAGTAGCTGCGGCACGTTGGCCAGCTTGCAGGAGATGGACCAAGCCTTCCGGTCCAGCTCAGACACCTACCGCGGACTATTCATCGTGCGGCTTGGCTTCAGCATCGACACGTTCCCCTTGGACGACACGCAACAGATAGAGGTTGTGCATCTGTACGATGGCATCCTGGTCGAAGGCAAGACATACACGCAAGGCGGGCGGTCTGCCATCCAGCATATCCTCGACTATGGGCGATTGGGGTAAATGTTAAAATGCAGAATATTTTGGTGTGTATGAAAGTTTGCTATATCTTAGCAGAGTCAACAAAACCAAAAGACATGAATAACCCTGTTTCCTTCTACCTCGGACATAACGTCTACGCAACGCTTGTGAATTTGCCGTCCGGCTCGTTAAGCCTGTCTTACCGCGACAAGTTTGTAGATGTTGCTCCCACAGCTAATGGCCTTTTGGATGCTGTACAAACTGCTGTCGCAGACGTACAAGGACATCTAGACGCATGAAAGGTGCATGGCTACTGCACCACAAGGCCACCGGCGAGGACTGCGTATGTAGCTCCTTGCCTGTGGTTTTTGTGATTGCACCACAACTGAAGCGGCACAGCAGCCGCATATATAAGGGCAGCGGTATGGAAAATGAAGATTATGTTCTCAAGCGTTGCCCTATGTACCGACCTGAAGATGTACGATGAGGAAGCAGGTAACAAGGCCGTGCGGTGGATTGAAACGTACTGCACGCACGTCAAGGGTGAGCTGGGCGGTAAGCCGTTCATTCTTGAGGACTGGCAGAAGGACGACATCATCCGTCCGCTCTTTGGGACACTTCGTGATGATGGATTGCGGCAGTACCGCCAAGCGTACATTGAGGTACCTCGGAAAAACGGCAAAAGCAATCTTTGCGCCGCCATCGCCCTTTACATGCTCTTCGCTGACGGCGAGCCAGGCGCAGAGATTATCTCGGCAGCCGGCGATCGCAACCAAGCACGCATCGTATTCGAGATCGCATCCGCGATGTGTGCGAACAACGCCAAGCTCCACGGCCACGGCAAGGTCCTGCGGAACAGCATCCACTACAAGAACAGCTTCTACAAGGCCATATCTGCCGAAGCCAACACCAAGCACGGCTTCAACGCCCACGCCGTCATTCTCGACGAGCTACACGTATTCCCCAATCGAGACCTATACGATGTCCTGAAGACCTCGACCGGTGCACGCACTCAGCCCCTGGTCATCGCCATCACAACGGCGGGCCATGATACGAGCAGTATCTGCTACGAGCTGCACGAGTACGCGCAGAAAGTCAAGGAGGGCAGCGTGCAGGACGACACCTTTCTGCCGGTCATCTACTCAGCTGACAAAGACGACGACTGGACTAAGCCGGCAACATGGGCCAAGGCTAACCCTGGCTTCGGTTCCATCTGCAAGGCCGACTACTTTGAGCAGGAGGTAAAGCGCTGCAAGGAGAACCCGCGACAGATAAACACCTTCCTGCGCTTGCACCTAAACCAATGGACGGCAAGTGAGGAGCGGTGGGTGACTGACGATGAGTTCATGCGCGGCGCTGATGAGGTCGAGGAGGACTACTTGCGCACGCTGCCGTGTTACGCCGGCATGGACCTATCCAGCACCAAAGACCTCACCGCTGTGGCGCTCATCTTCCGCGATGACGCTAAGGATTGCTTCTACCTGAAGTGTCACCATTTCGTAAACGAGGACAAGGCCAACAGCAAGAGCTTGAGCGGCGGCATCGACTACTACACCTTTGAGCGCTTAGGGCTGGTGTCGATTACGGATGGAAACGTAACCGATATGCTTGCCGTGCGTGAGCATATCCAAGGTCTAGCAGAGCAGTACGATTTGAAAGCCTTGGCCTATGACCGCTACATCGCGCACTTGGTCGTTCCATTCTTAGACGGTATCGATTGCCAGCCGTTTGGCCAGGGCTATGCGTCTATGAGCTACCCCACGAAGCAGTTCGAGGTTTTGCTGTGCAAAGGTCAGATCATTCACGGTGGTCACGATGTGCTGCGCTGGCAGATGGGATGCGTACACCTAGCGCGCGATGAGGCTGACAACATCAAGGTTACCAAAAAGAAAAACAGCGAAAGTCAAAAAGTGGATGGCGTGGTGGCCAGCATCATGGCCATGGGTTGTTACTTTAACAACGCCAAGGATGACGATCCATTCCTGGAGGTCATCTCGTTATGAGTGGCAGATTTTGGTTTTGAACGGGACGGGTCGCAACGGTGGCCCGTCCTTTTTATCTTGCACCTATGGCTAATTGGTTCGATCGCGTTTTCCGGCGTGCGCAGGTGCAGGTAGCGTATACCGGTGGCGGTGGCTTTGTAAGTCACAAGCGGCACTACGGCAGCCTGTCCGGTGCCGGCATCAATGTGGAGCAAGCTATGAGCATTAGCACGGTGTACGCTTGCATCAATCGGATTGCCTCCACCATTGCCCAGCTCAATAAGGTGGTCCTCAGCAAGCGTGGCAATACGACCGAGGAGCTGGACCACAGCGTGACCAGGCTCATCAACGTTGCACCGAATGATATGCAGACGGCCTACGACTTTTGGGAGACATACATCGCCGATGTCTTTCTGTATGGCAAGGGCTATGCGATGATTCACCGCGACCCGCGCACCACAGAAATCCTGAGCCTGCACCGCGTCCCACCCAATGAAGTCGAGGTCAAGGTGGTCGATGGCGTGCGCGTCTTTGTTTACGGCGATATGGAGCATCTCGCCGAGGATATGCTGTGCGTGCGCAATATGTATGGCATCAGCGTTATTGAGCAGCACAGAGAAATCTTGGGCCTTGCTAAGGCAGCGCAGGACTACGCGGCAGAGTTCTTCGGCAGTTCCGGAAATATGACCGGATTCCTGTCTAGCCGTGAGCCATTGCGTAAAGAGCAAATCGATGTCGTGCGGGAGTCATTCAACAACAGCGGGGACCGCCTCGGAACCAAGCTCTTGCCTTTTGGCTTTGACTATACCCGCGTCAGCGTCGATCCGGACAAGGCACAGATGGCTGACCAGCGAGACTTCCAAAACCAGGAAATCTGCCGCGTCTTCGGTGTGCCGCCTAGCCTGGTTGGTGTGCAGTCCAATGTGACGTACAGCAACACGGAGCAGCAAGCCATTCAGTTTGCCAAATACACAATCGTGCCTTGGGTGAAGCGCATCCAGCAGGAGATTGACATCAAGCTCTTGAGCCGTGAGCCGGACCTGTCCTCTAAGTTCGACTTGTCGGACCTACTGCGTGGCGACAGCGCCGCCCGCGCCAACTACTACGACCGCTTGGTCAAAGCCGGAATCATGACGATCAACGAGGCGCGCGCCGCTGAGGACATGAATGCCTTGGACAACGGCGACCTAGCTATGGTGCAGATTAATCAGATTGCACTCGACAAATTGGACGAGTGGTCCGAAAAGCAGAGTAGTGCCCTATAATGATTACCCTGAGGCGATGACCAACAACGCCCGCCGTGGGCGTGAGTTGAATGAAGAGGTTGGCGGCCGCTGTGCAACGGATGTCGGCAAGGAGACTGCGCGCATTCTAGCCAACCGCGAGACCCTATCCGACGATCGTGTGGTACGTATGTTCAGCTTCCTGAGCCGAGCAGAGACCTACTATGACGAAAGCGACACTAAGGCGTGTGGCACCATCAGCTATCTGCTATGGGGTGGCAAGGCAGCCAAGCGGTGGAGCGAAGCAAGAGTGAAGGAAATGCAGGAGCGTGAGTTGAGCGGCACGGCCAAGACCGCGCTCGAGAACAAGGTGGAGAAGCACAATAC